GTTGGAATTGGTACAAGTTCACCAGCTTCTAAACTTTCTACAGTAGGAACAATTAGAGCTGAAGGAATGTCAACAATAACAGGTGGAGGTAAAGGTACAGAAATAAGGTACGATACTTCAAATGATTACGGTGGTATTTTATCATACGATAGAGGAACTTCGACTTATAAAGAATTAAGAGTTGAAGGAAGTATCATTAAGTTTAAAGAGTCAGGTACTGATGTAATGACTATTGATGGTGGCAACGTTGGAATTGGCACAACTTCGCCTGCAGGTAATCTACAAGTTTACACATCTGCAAATAGGTTTCAATCACTTACAGGTGCAGCAGCAGATTTAGAGATAGTATCTGATAACAATACAAATCCAGTTGCACTTATCAAAGGAACTGGTGGTGCTGATTTATTAAATGTGTTTGATAACACAACAGAAGTATTTACTATTTTAGACGGAGGCAACATTGGAATTGGGACAGATTCTCCAGCAAGAAAATTAGAAGTAAATGCAGGTAGTGCATCAATGGTGGCTCAGTTTAAATCTACCCTTACCAGTTCTTTTGTTTGTTTTGCAAATAGCTCGTCCACAGCAGACCAAGTAAGAATAGGCTCTAATGGCACAGCCTTAACCCTCAGTACAAATTATGCAGAACGTCTAAGAATAGACTCATCAGGAAATCTGTTGGTGGGTAAGACGAGCAGTTCTACAGGAGTTGCAGGTGCTAGATTTAGTGCCAATGGATTTTCTAACGTAACAAGAGATGGCGGTGAATGTTTTAACTTAAATAGACTTACATCAGACGGAACTATTATTGATTTTAGAAAGGACTCAGCAACAGTTGGAAGTATTGGTACTAGAGCAAATCTATTAACAATAGGGAATGGAGATACAGGTCTACTTTTTAATGGTACTAACGACAGTATAATTCCAGAAAGCATGAGCGGTGTTGCATCAAGAGATGCTGCTATTGATTTAGGGCATACATCAGCTAGATTCAAAGACCTCTACCTTTCAGGAAGTGTAAGAGCGGGTGATGGAACAGCTGCTTCACCTGCTATTGCAGTTGGTGATAATGATACTGGTCTATTTCAACCAACAGATAACGTATTAGCCTTCTCTGCATGGGGTACAGAAAGAATGAGAATAGGCTCATCAGGACATCTATTGGTGGGAACTACTTCAGTAGGGTACTCTGGTGTAGATTTAACAGTGGGTGATACTACTGATTCACAAAATGGTGTAGCAGTCCAAACATCAACAACTGGTATAGGTTATCTTTTATTTGGTGATGGTACTGGTGCAAGTGCTTATGTAGGTCAAATTGCTTATGCTCATTCTGACAATTCTATGCAGTTTCGTACAGCAGGTGCAGAACGCTTAAGAATAGACTCATCAGGAAAAGTTGGTATAGGTACAACTTCGCCAGCTCAAAAACTTCATATTGTTAGTACAGATGGCTCTAATATAATATTAAATTCAAATACTGCAGCAGAAAATAATGGTATTTTTATGACAGAAGCTCCATCTGCAAGCCCATACACAAACGGAGCATACGTTGCTTACGATGGTGCAAATAACGCTTTTAAAATAAAGACTGGTACAACAACATTATCCACAAGACTCACAATACTAAGAGATAATGGCAATGTTGGAATTGGAACTACTAGTCCTGCTTCAACATTAGATTTAAATGGAAATTTAACATTAAGCGGTGCTGCTAATGACATTAATTTTACAGGCGGTGGCACTAATAAAGTTACATCAAAAACACATTTAGTTTTAGATTTTGATAGTGATAACGACCAAGCAGGTATGAGCTTCAGAATTACGCATAATGGCGGAACTGAACTTTTTAGAATAAATAATGCTGGAAATGTTGGTATAGGCACAAGTTCACCTAGTACAAAACTTGAAGTAAATGGGTATGGTAAATTTACCAATAGTGATAATTCACCAAGACTTCATTTAACTGGTGGTAGAGATTATTTTCTTACATCAACATCTAGTGGTGTTTTTGGACTTTACGATAACACTGCTAGTGCTTATAGACTAACTGTAGACTCTTCAGGTGACGCTGAATTCTCAGGCAACATTGAAATGGCTTCATTCCTATCTTTAGGCAATGCAAGTGTACAAGGAACATTTACCTCAGAAGGATTATTTACAACAGATAGCAAAGCACAGATAGAGGGTATTAAAAGCAGTGCAACAGATGCTGTAGCTACTATTAAAAATAGAAGTTCAACTAACGAAGGGCGTTATTTACAATTCTTGAGTAGTACAGGAACTAATATAGGACAAATTGGTCATGTAGATCAAACAGAGTCTAATATATTTATAGCAACTTTTAGCACTGGTCTTAAATTTGAATCCTACATTACTTATAAAGCTGTTTTACCTTGCAATGAAAATGGTGCAGATAGTGACAATGCTATTGATCTTGGAAGTTCATCAGTACGTTTTGATGATGTATATGCTACCAATGGCACTATCCAGACTTCTGATGAAAACGAAAAGCAAGACATACAAGCCTTAACAGATGCAGAGCAAAGAGTTGCTACAGCATGTAAAGGTTTAATAAGAAGATTTAGATGGCAAGATTCAGTAGCAGAAAAAGATGATAATCCTGATTCTGATGAAACAGCTAGATATCATTTTGGAGTCATAGCACAAGACTTACAAGATGCGTTTACAGCAGAAGGCCTTGATGCAGGTGATTATGGTATGTTTATATCTAGCACTTGGACTGATGATGATGGTGTAGAACAAACGAGACTTGGTGTAAGATATAACGAATTGCTAAGTTTTATAATAACAACAATATAGGAGAAAAAAAGATGGCAAATACATACACATGGGATTGCAAAACAGTTGATGTTTATCCGACATACGAAGAACACACAGACACAGTTTACAATGTTCACTGGCGTCTCAATGCTGAGAGCAGTGAAAAGCATGAAGTAGATGGTCAAGAAGTACCATATACCGCTAGTGTTTATGGCACTCAATCACTATCATTAGAAGATGTCGGTACAGACTTTGTACCTTTCGCTGATCTGACTAATACAATAGTAGAAGGTTGGGTAAAAAGCATTATGGGTGAAGAAGAGGTTGCTAACCTAAAAAAATCTTTAAAAGATAAAATAGACGAAGAAATAACGCCTACGACTGAAACAAAAACTATAGGTGGGTAATTGTTATTACAATTATAAATACACTATGGTCATAGGCCTTAATTTATATATAATATAATTAACTAACTTAAAACATATAGGAGAGATATATGAGTAACGAGAATGAAGTAAAAAACGATGTAATCATTAGCTTTAATGGCAGAGACTTTAAAGCAGAAGATTTAAACGAAGATCAGGCAAATATAGCTGGCAAATTGAATGTAGCTCAAAGAGAGTTACAAGAACTACAATCTGCTTATGAAAGATATGTAATTCTTGCTGACTATAGAGAGATACAGGTCAAAGCATTTTCTGAAACTGTAGAAGAAGAAGCAGAGGAAGTAACAGAGGAATAATAATGGCAGAACGTAAGACAATCGCATCAGTAGCATCAGATTTAGAAAAGCATGATGCGATATGTCAAGAGCGTTGGAAGACCATCTATCGCAAAACAGATGATTTGCAAAACTCAGTCAATAGCACAAAAGCTTGGTTGGTTGGTGGTCTTACTACAATAGTAGTTGCATTGTTTACTTTAATAATCAGAGGAATGATTTGAGTATTACCAAAATTGCTGAAATAGCAAATAACGTCTTGGATAAATTTGTTCAGGATAAAGACCTAAAGGAAAAATTGTCAAGTGACATACAAAAAGAACTTATATCTTTGGATAAAGCACAAATTGCTCTTAATGCTGAAGAAGCCAAAAACGGGAACTGGTTTGCTTCAAGCTGGAGACCCTGTGTTGGATATATTTCTGCTTTTGCACTTTTCACTCATTTCATTGTATTGCCTATTGCAACTTGGATAGCAGTTGTAAATGGCATTGACTTGCAACTAGAAAAGTTAGAGTTTGATTTTTCACAACTTACAACCATTCTTTTGTCTTTACTTGGCATGAGTTCATTGAGGACTTTTGAAAAGACTAAAGGAGTTCATAGCAAATAATATGTACGATAAAGTAAAAGAAATGCTTATAAGGCATGAAGGTGTCATGTGTACCTTGTATGACGATACAGCAGAGCCACCTAGAAAAACTATTGGCGTGGGTAGAAATCTTACTGACAGAGGTATTACAGAAGATGAAGCTATGTATATGCTTGATAACGATATCAAAAGAGTTATGAATCAATTAGATGAATACTGGACTGTTTGGCGTAGCTTTCCCGAAAAAGGACAAATGGTTTGCCTTGATATGTGCTTTCAAATGGGCATACAGGGATTCATGGGTTTTAGAAGGACAAGAGCCTTAATGGAAATGGGCATGTGGTTAGAAGCATCAGAAGAGTTGCTAGACAGCAAATATGCTATACAAACTCCAAACAGGGCAAATTACAATTCAAGACAACTTGCACTATGTGTTAAAGATGCCAAAAAAGACATCGGAAGATCATCAAAGTAATTCAAGACTAGGTGCTTTGGGTGAATCCTTAGTACAAACATTCCTACTGGAATATGCAGACTTTGTTTATCCAACCCAAGACAAACATCCTGCTGATATCCTACTTGAGACAAATGGCAGAAAATATACAGTACAAGTCAAAACAAGAAGAGAGTCTAAGCAAGGCAAATATACTTTTGCATCAGACACATCAAGGTCAATGTCAGAGGTTTATAAGAACTACCATTGTGATATTCTTGCTTTTGTTTTCTACAGCCAAGAACATAAGCGAATTATCTTCAAGCCAAATACTACTTCGCAAACATACTTTACCTTTGACAAAAAGATAATAACCCCAACTCTAGAAATAGACTCTTTACAAGAAACCTTAGATGCACTTAGCCAAGTGCCAGTTCTTAATCCTTTAAAATAATTTATATATAACTATTGACATTTAAAAATACTTATGTATAATAGGGGTATGTTAAATAAAAGTAAGGAGTTAAATAACATGAATAAAAAAACAGACTACACAACTTTAGCAAAGTATTTCACAATACCTGAAGAAGCTGAAGATGTGGGCTTAACATTAAGCAAAATACAAAATAAATTAAAAGGAGTGGTGGTTTATATAGAAGAAGAAACCCACGTTGATTGTTGCGGTAATCATCGCACTCAAACACAGCATGATGTGAAACTTGTATTAGATCAGATACAAAGAATTGTTAATGAGTACAAGGAGAGATAAATGGAAGTAATATTCAATATAGTGGGTGGCGGAGAAATCTGCCTACCCAAGAGAGAGATAAGAGGTTACTACAAAGACTTCTTAACAGGCGAGACTAAAGTGCAAATCGGAGAGAGTGAGCATGAGGTTAGAGAGTCTTTAACAGAGATCAAGTATTTAATGGAGACAAGAGATGATAGAAGAACTTAAAGAGTATAAGCCAAAGCAACGAGGCAAGGCTTGGGTTTGCGATGACATACCCAACAAGGATTACCACAAAGGCGTAGGTATAAGCAGTAGTTATATTAGAAGGTTTGGTGAATCACAGCTTCATGCAATAGAACATAAGCAAGAGACTACACCTGCAATGAGGTTTGGAACTGCTGCTCATTCACTATTGGTTGAAGGGCAAGAAGCCTTTGATAAAGAAGTGGTTGTCATTACTGGCAGTCCATACACTAAGGCAAATAAAGAACTTAAAGAAGAGTACGAGAAGAGAGGTCTTACTGTAATTAAAGAAGCAGATGTAGAACTAATAGAAGGCATGAAGGAGAAGATGATCTATGAAGGCAATACTTATCTTGATGCTAAAGGCAAGGTCGCAGAGTCTAGTTTTTATTGGTATGAAGATGAGGTTTTGTGTAAGTGTAGGCCTGACTTAATATGCCCACCTTTAGATGATACTGATTCAAAAGATAAGATAGTGGTTGTTGATTACAAGACAACACAATCAGTTGAACCTTACACCTTTGGCAGATCAGTTAAGAAGTATAGTTATGATCTACAAGCAGCATGGTACAGGCGAGGTATGGAAGCGGCAGGATATAAGGTTGATGACTTTGTATTTGTAGCACAAGAGAAAACATATCCCTATGCATCTAAGGTATTTAAGATGACTAAAGAGCAAATGGATTTTGGTTGGTCAATCATGGAAACATACTTAGAGAACTATAAAGAATATCAGAAGGGCAAACCTCTATCTGTTTACAATAGTCCGAGTGTTGTTGAATTGGTGTTGTAGGAGAGAGATATGAATAAGCAAAGTTTTTATAGATATGTAAATGCTTACAATCATTATCAAAATGATAAAAATTCTTTTGATAAGTTTTATGAATTTCCAGTGCAATATACTGAATATAACTTTATTGAAAAAAATCAATTTCTAGAAAAAACAAAATTTGTTACAGATTTGTCAAACAAGTCTATAAAATTTTATTTAAACAATTCTGTTATCAATTATTTAATACAAGAAAATAAATTTGTTCTTAAGTGGATACATGAAAAACCATCTATCTTACCTTTTAACGAATTTTACTTACAAATTAATAGAGGTGATGGAATTTTCATGCATCTCAATTTTATTACAGTACAAAATAAAAAATTAGTAACCATATCTTATGATAATAACGGAAAAATGTTATTTGATAGCACTTTATATGAATTAGATTTTAATAATTTTGACATGTTGAATGTAAAAAATATGACAATCGGTGTAAAAGAAAACGAAAAACACCTTAAAAATTATCAAGAAAATATACAAATTAATCTTAAAAATATAATGCAATCTTATATGTATTTTTACATGAGTATTTATGCAAAAGATATATTTGAGATACAAAACAATACAAATAAAAAAGAAAAAAAAATATATAAACATTCTAGATATAACTATACCGATTATAACGTTGTAAAAATTAGAGACAAAATATACAAAAATTTTACAAAAAACAATAAAGGTAAAAAACAAAAAAGCTGGCACATGGTCATGTCACATTTAAGACAACTGCAAAATGGAAAAATAACAACAGTTAAGGCACATTCAAGGGGTAGTAAGAAGATTGGTATAAGATTGAAGGATTATGAAGTGAGTAAGGGCAAATAAGATATGAGAGTAGTAGAGTATTATATGGAGAGTTTATCCTTTGCCCTTAAGGATAGTATAAGGTTTTTGGATGGAGATGTAATAAAGTCTTTGCTTTATTGCAAAATTAATTTTAATATAAATATGGAGAGTCGAAATGGATAACAGTACAAAAAAAGCATTATGGATTGGTGAGGAGTTACATAAAGATATAAAAATCTTTGCAATTCAAAACAATCTAACAATAGAGCAAGCTACACAAATGTTAATTAAACTTGGCATGGTGACTTATGAAGCAGAGAAAAACAGTGACACAGTTTAGCGACATAGTAGAACTACAAAGGCTAAAGCTTAATCAAGAGAGAGATGAATGGTATATCCATGTAAACAATGGAGCAGGGTATACAGAGGTTAAACAAGGCAATACCTTAACCACTACTTATCATGCAGATGGTAGAAAAGAGGTTGTGATAGATGCCAATTAACAGCAGAAATAAGGGTGCGGCTTTTGAGAGAGTTATATGCAATAAGATTAATACTTATCTTGCATCTAAAGGTGGCACCGATACTGTCAAAAGAAATTTAGATCAATATCAGACTAAAGGCATGGCTGATATTTACTGGGGAAACCTAGCGATAGAATGTAAAAGATATAAGGGCAATGGTAAGACAGACGTATTTAAAAACGACTGGTGGAATCAAGCAGTTGAGAGTGCTAATGATAACCTAATACCATTATTAATTTATAAATATGATAGAAGGAAAATATATTGTGTCATTCCTAATTACCTAATAGGTGAGTCTAAGGAAAAGAATTGGACACAGTTCTCTATGTTACCGCTATCAGATGTTTGTGAGAGGTTAGATGAAGTCTTACAAAAGGCAAATGGACTTACATAGTTATTTGCTACAAGAGGACTTTGAAGAGTTTTGTAGGGAATCCTACGGAAAAATCCAAGTTGCTTGTGAGTTCTTAGGAATCATAAATGATGAGGATTACGAGAATTTTAAGGAAAGGTGTTATGCCCAACTTGAAATTGATTATATAAACAGTATCGAAAATTTAACGATACATTAATAGGAGTATTATATGGACGTACTTGGTGGTATGAGCAATACCGAAGATAAACCTGAAATCTATTTGAACTTTAAACATAAAGATCAAGGGTTTCTAGCTAATGGCAAAACACCATTAAATTTTGAATTTTTACAATTAGACCCCGATACCTTTAAATCAGGTTGGGGACGATATGCTAATAAATATGAATATAAGTGGGATGCCAAATTTGGTGCTGCGGAAGAAAGACCTGACGAAAGTTGGAGAAGGGCTTTTTCAGCATGGGTAATGCCACATGGCGGCAATGCTATGTTGTGGCAAAGTTTTGCTTTTTCTGAATCAACTGCTTTTAATAAAGCATTAAGTGGATTTTGGAATCAAAAAGAAGCTAACGCAGGTCTTTTGCCTGTAATTAAATATGCAGGGTGTAAGCCAATTCAGGTGGGTGCTGGCACAACCTCAGAACTTAATTTTAGTTTTGCAAAATGGGCAGAGAGGTTTGATGGTCTTGCAATACCTGAATGGTATATAGACCCTGATGCACCTGCTGATGATGACGATGGCTTTGTTTCTCCTAACGAGGGACTGGCAGATAAAGTAGCAGAAATGGTAGCTAAGACTGAACTTAGCGATGACGACATTCCATTCTGATGCAGTCAGTTGATTGGCAAAAAATAGCACCTGAAGTTGCAAAGCAAATTCTAGGTGAACCAAGCAGTATCTCATCGAAACAACTTCGATGGGGTACTCATGGCTCATGCACTTTAGATCTTGAATCAGCCACATGGTATGATTTTGAAGATGAAGTTGGTGGCGGTATAATAGATTTAATTAAACATCATAATAAAGATGTAAAGACAATTTTAAAAAGTTTCGGTTACGACCAAGCATTGCTTTCTGACTCCTTACTCAGCGTTAGTGGACTCCCCCAAAATAACACTAACAAGGGCAATGCTAGGTCTTTTGATAGAGAGCAACTTGAAGGTTTGTCCAAACAGGCGGTTGTTCATTTGCAGTACAACGATAGCTTTATGGTTATGAGATTCCCTGAAGGGCATCACATAAAGCAGAAGTACGCACCATTTAGTAAGAACTCAGATGACACATGGTCAATGGCAAGGCCTGAAGGTGATATGCCAATTTATTACACAGATGAAGCAATAAAAAAGCCAATTATAATAAATGAGGGTGAGAAGGCTTTATTGGCATGTAAAAAACTCTATGATGGTGATTCTTGCACATGGCATGGTGGTGTTAACAGCTGGAAAAAGGCTAATTGGACTCCAGTCTTAAAAAGGGATATATGGATTTGGCCTGATAATGATAAGGCTGGTAAAAAATGTGCAAATGAGATGGCAGAATATTTAAGGGCTAAAGGGTGCAAATCGGTAAAAATCATAAACCCACCTAAAGACTTTAGGGATAAAGATGATTTGCATGATGCTTTAGCTTCAGGTTACTTTACTACATCAAGAGAGTTAGAGTCTTTTGTTAACAATCAAAAAGAGAAGTTACCGAAAGGTGCTTTGAGGTTTGAGCAAGCAGATAAAGTTTTGTCACAGGTTGTAAACCACGATTGGCTCATTACTGATGTATTTGAAAGAGAAAGGCTTATAACTGTTTTTGGTGCTCCTAAATCAGGCAAATCGTTTATTGCTATTGCTATGGCTTGCTCTGTTGCTATAGGAGAAGAATTCTATGGACATGGGACTAAAAAAGCACCTGTGCTCTATCTGTGCGGAGAAGGTGTATCAGGAGTTCGTAGAAGGCTTGCCAGTTACGAGCAATATAAATTTACTGGTAGTTTAAAGGGTGCACCATTGTTTTTATCTAACAGGGGTTCAAGAATTAATGAGCCTGATGAGTTTGAGAAGTTGGAGAATGAGATAAACCTTATTAAAGAAGAAGTTGGGGATATAGGCTTAATTATTTTTGATACATTCCAACGAAACTTCTCAGGAGATGAGAACTCCGCCCAAGAGGTTAATAAATTTGTTAAAGCAGCAGATCAGTTAATACATGACTTTGGTTGCTCTGTGCTTTTAGTTCACCACACAGGAAGAGGTAATAAGGGTAGAGCTAGGGGTAGCTCTGTGCTTGATGCTAGTATTGATGGTGAGTTCTTGGTTGAGAGAAAGGGTACAAAGTCTGATAATGCAAATTTAATGCTGGTAAAGATGTCGCAAACCAAAAACAAAGATGGCATGGAAATACCACCTAAAAACTTCGAATTCCACGAGGAGCATTTAACTGGAGAAGGTCTTGATGTCACTTCAGGGTTGTTGGTTCTTACTGATGAAAAATTGGAAGATGAATTTGACAAAGATGCTGTTCATAATGCAGAAGATATTAAGATTGCAAATTTAATGTATGCAATGGGTAAAGATAAAGAGGATGGTGATAAATGGTTTACTGCCGCAGACTTCAAACACCATGCGGTATATAACACTAGCGGAAAAGATATTACTAGGCATGCTATAAATAACAGCTTTAAAAGGTTGGAAGAAAATGGAATAGTCATACATGCAAAAAGGGATAAAAAAACAGATAAGAGCCTTGGCTATAGACTGGTTGAGGATAGGTATTATGCTGATGACGAGATTATAAATCCATGAAGTGTGTAAGTGTGTGTGTGACTGTGTGTGTGTGTAATGATACATAATGTGAGTGTGTGTGTGTGTAGTAGTCCGTAGGACTACACACTCCACACTTATATGTATAAACAAATTGGATAAATTATGAAAACTTATATAGATGAATCTTTAGAAGGCAAATTGAAAGAATTGCGAGAATATGAAAAAGAGACTTATGAAAAGTGGGGTTCTAGGAAGAGAATCTTTAAAATGGTTGGCGTACAGTTTGAGATTAAATTCTGTAAAGCTGAGATTCTTTTAAAGAACACCCTATATGGCTCTCATCCCAAAAAGAAAATACAAATGGTTGACATGATGCATAGGGCATTTGTTGCTTTAAATATAAAATGCGAAGAGAGTGGCTACATAATGATTCAGCCTAGCAGTAAGTGTTTTAACTTTGATAAGAAGACTGCTTTAATCTGTGATACAGATGATGAGAAGCCAATACTTGTAAAAATACACAAAGATGAACCCGATATGATGATATTTAGCATAGAAGAATTATTAAGATGCATACCAAAAGATTTTATGGAAGCAAAGCAAATTCTATCTAGGCTAGATAAATCAGTAAACTTTAAGAGGATAGATCATGACTAAATGGCACGGCGGTAAGGGTAGTAAAAGAAGAAAAGAAGATAAAAAGAAGATAGATGAAAATTGGGATAAGATATTTAAAAATGCAAAAGCAAATAAACGACCTAAGAAAAGGAAAACAGACTGAAGGCAAATTGATCTATTTGCTTGAAGCTATAGGAAGAAAAGTGGTAAAAGCGAATTTATCACAAGACATGCATCAACATATTGATATGTTTGTTAATGATGTGCCTATAGACGTTAAAGGCAACAGATACACAAATTGTATATGGTTGGAACTTATAAATGTAAATGGTAAGGATGGATGGCTGAAAGGCAAATCCAAATACATTGTAATGGATGTGATAGACATGAGTTCTTTTCTTTTCTTTGAAACTAAAGACTTGCTAGATTACTGTAACAATATAAGGCAAATTGCAAATAGCAAAAATGATTACAATATGGTTTATACAAGATATGGAAGAAAAGATCAGATAATCAAAGTTCATTACAATGATATTAAACATTTACAAAAAGGCAAATTAACTTATGCCTATTAAACTTAAAAAAGGTCAAGTTATAAGAGACATGGTTACAGTTAAATTATTAGATAGATTTTTAGAATGGTCGTTTCAACGACAGGCAAATAAATTATATAAAAGGAGAAAAAAAATGAGTATAGATAAAGTAACACCACAAGAATGGGATAGATTAGGGCAAATCAAACAGGCAAATCACGACCCTGTAAATAGGCCGAGCCATTATAATCAAGGCAAATTTGAATGTATTGAATACATAAAGCAACAGTTAGGCAAAGAGTTTCCGAGCTACCTAGAGGGTTCAGCCATTAAATACATTCATAGGCATAAAGACAAAAATGCCAATATCCAAGACTTAAATAAGGCAAAATGGTATATTGATAAATTGATAGAACATTATGAGAATCTTTAATGGCTGATAAAAAGCAAATCGATATTACTAAACTCAAAAGGCAAATTGACAAAGGCAAATCGCTAAACGAGGTTTCTATATCTTTAGGTAAAAGCAAATCGACAATTCTAAAATTGGCAAATGAGAATGGCTTAAAGTTTGATAACAAGAGCCATTGGGCAAATTTATAAAAGGCAAATATGGATATAAGAATCAAAACTAATCTCAAAAAATTACAAAAAGAAATGAAAGTTATTGAGAAAAAAGTGTTTCTTAAAAGTATGTCCGAAGGAATTAATAAAACTGCTCAATTGGCGGCAAAGGCAAATAACGATAAGTTAAAACAAAAACTTAACAAACCAATGAAAACAAGTATAAATGCTGTTGCCGTTACTAAGTATGCCAAGCCAAATAAATATGACCTATCAGCCCAAGTGATTGTTAAAGATTATGCCGCTAAATTTCTTTACTATATTTATACTGGAGAAGATGAATATGCTAGAAGGGAGAAATACCCATCACCTACAAGAGATGGCTTATCATTTACTGGAGTTACAGGTAACATACAAAAACTCAGAAGCGGTACTAAGAAGAATGGCAAAGGTTCGGGGTTATTAAAAGGAATAGATAAAACTGCTAGAAATGATAGGGCAAACAGTCGCTTCATGGGTAAGCCTAAAGGTAAAGGTTCGGGTACTTATGGTATATGGCAAAGAACAGGTAAGAAAGGTAGAGGTGGTCTTAAATTGCTTGTGGCGTTTACTCCATTTGTTAAACATAAAAAACTTATTGATTTCTTTAAGTTGTCTGAAAAGGTGGTTAAAAATAATCTCTATAAAGAGAT